CGCCTGTCACCTTCAGGCACCCAGACGTTCTCGGCAGTAGCTGCCGTGATGGCGTTGGCGTCAATCATCTTGAAGACGTTGGCCTGGATTTTCTCTGAGCGCGTCTGACCAATTGCCATTAGAAAGGCTCCCTATTGCGAAACATGCACATGTTTGCTCAAAAAGGTTCCGATTTTGAATGGGCAAGATCCTGTCTCCCCGGCCCGTGATAGTAGATGATGCCGCAGGTCACGTCCGAGCCATCGTCGGAGATGAACTGCACCCTCTTGGCCAGGGTATGCGGGATACGCGCAGGGTGTCCCAGCGTGATCCTGTTCCCCAACGTGGAGGTAGGCGTCTCCGAAGACAGGTAGTGCATGGCGTCCCCGCTGGGCACGGTGATGACAATGTCACCCGCGCTCTGCGGGATGGTCGCACCGGCAGTAGCCAGCGTCTCAGCCGCTGCACCCATGGCCAGGGATTCCGAGTGTAGAATGTCCCGATCTTTGTTAGGCAATACTTCAGCCATAGCTACTTAATCTCCCACGTCTTGCCCCAGCCTGCCAGGCGGAACCGCTCCACCTCGGCGGCTACATGAACTCGTGCGTCGTCAGGTGTCATGTGGGGCAAGAGGTCAATTGTTGGAATGTTGTGCTCTACTAACCAGTCGGCAACCGTGCCAAGATGTTCCTCGTCCGGCCAGTTGCGCCTAGAGAATAGCGCACGCACCGCCTTGGCAACCTCTCTGGGGTCAGGGTAGGCCCTTGCTCGGTTGAGAATATTCAGTTGCTCCTCGTCCAACGGCTCAACCACAGGCCCTGGAACGGGAACAGGCTGGGTTGCAGCCCATGTCCTGTGGTCCTGACTGGTCTCGTGCATCGGCATATTGTGCGGAGCAAGCTGCTTGCCACACCCGCACGTGACTAGATTAGACTGTTCCGTTGTGACCATTTGAGCCTCCCGTCATGAAGGGCGCGTACACCCCTTTATGGTTATGTGGACTGTCGGGGTCTGTCGGTCTCCGGTCAGGTTCCTTCTTAGACCCCGTGTACATCTTCTCTATGTGCTTCCATCGGTCCTTCCAACTCCAGGCACCGTACCGTCCAGGCCCCTTGGTCAACGGAACCACGGTGTCGGTATCTATGTATGGCTGGTGCCCGTAGTGCCAGAAGTTACGGAAGAACTGTTCGTCTCCGACATCGCCGTCCTTGAACGACACACCAGGGCAATTGAAGACGCTGGTCTTGAACAGCATGAGTGATGCACAAATCCACTGGACCTTCTTCAGCCCCTGGTTAGGCTCCATCAGCGGCCCGCCCAGCATCATCTCGCTCTCAGGCTCCACCATGTAGGGGCCTACCATGGGCGCCTCGTGAGCCAGTAACCGCATCAAGGTGTCCATCTCTGGCAGAGTGTCACCATCAATGAGGCAGACGTACTCGAACCCGCCGTCCAGGGCACGTTTCACAGCTAGGTCACGCATCCCAGCGATATTTACCATCGGGACGACGCCAGCCCTGGCCGGAAATATCTCCTCTAGCCAGCACTTGAGGCCCTGCTGCGAGGTGTACATAACCATGTTAATGAGCTTTTCCCACACGCCTCGGTCGTACATGCCCCCAATGGAAGCAACGTACGTAGACCCCGGCTGAGAGTGCATCCAACCCGTCTGTGTTTTGCTGCGCTCAAGCTCACCGGGCGTGGTGAAGGTCTGCACCTTCCAGAGGTCCGCAGATTTTTCCCTAGTAGCCATGAGGCTCCTTGGTGATCACCGCTGCCCATAGCCACCGCAGGAACCACGGAGGTCTCTTCCAGGTGCCATCCTGTTGGTTAGCAACAGCCCGCCAGTTGCGAGTAAGGAACTTGCTAGACTCACCGTCCCACTCGCCGCTGGCCGGCTTCACACGTTGCAATAGACCCGTGCGCTCAAAGACTGAATCGATACGATGCTTTAGCTCCAGCCACTGGTACACGTCGTAATCAAGACCGCCCAGCACGAGGTGCCCCTTGTCCCCATTAAAGGCAACATTTGCACCCCCTACCTGCACCTTGGTCAACTCCTGATACCTGGGTGTACCAGGTGACACAACCAGTGGCTCCTTCACCCTGTAGGCGTAGGGCTTGGTAAGGTACAGCGCAGCAGGCCGCTCAGACACTTCTACGTGCTCGGATGTAGTGACCATATATCGCCTGTGGCATCCTGTCTGACTTCCCATCGGGAGTTAGCAGGTAGCTGTATGGGTTTATTGGGAGCGTTGGCAAAGCGCCCGATAGTCTCACGGCCCTCATGAAGAGCAGCGGCGTCAGGCGATAACCCCCGCAAGGGGTAGGTGTTGAATAGACGTTGCAGGTCCGCCGCAGGCACACCCAGTTGACGGAACCGGGCGATGGTAATCCATAGGTTCGCCTGCAACGTCTTGATCATGTCGGTACGGATAGCGTCGCCCTTGGTGGGGACGTAGGCCGAGAACATAGCGAAGCGGAGGTCTTCATCGGCAAAGGGTTCAGTGACCTCTGTCCGACGCTTCTGGGCACCCCGACGCGGGATAGATTCCGTTGCCGGGTTCCAATCCTCGTAGTCGAATGTTACTGCCATAATCCTCTCCTAGACGCAGCGCAAGACCACGGAGCAGCAGACCATGATGGGGTCATCCCCTGTCGTGCCTTCAGCCGCTTTCTCTACGTTGACACCGACCAGGTTCCCAGGCTTCACAAGCCCAGCCCCATCGAAGGCAGCGGTCACATCCCCACGTGCGATGTCATTCGCAGCCACGGTCAGTGCAGTGGCGGTGATACCGTCGGTGGTAGCCGAGGTGGTCTCATCGTCAACTCCACCCGAGACGTCAATGGTGTAGGTGTCACCAGTGTCCAAGGCGGTACCAGTGCCGGTCCACCAGAGGTACATGATGATATTTTCCACAACGTTCTGCGGCACCATGAAGCCGGCGTTCGCAGCGTCGGTGGTGTCAGCCAGGCCCACCCCACCAAAGTCACCATCGTTGTCGTCAGGGGCTGACCCCTCACGATAAGGGAACATCAGGTTGATGGTCTCTTCGTGCGTCGGCCCGATCCAGAGTTTGGCAGTAGACGTATCCAACGCATACCCCAGGGTCTGCACCAGGTTCTCCGCCCCGGTCGGGCGTGTTGCGGTTTGCACCGTGATGGTTGTGGCGGTGGTGGAGAGGTATACCTCATCCCCCTGCGTGAATGGGGCATCGGTGTCCACCATGATGCCGCCCGCGCAGGCAATACCCCGCTCAGCGGACTTGAAACTCTCCACGATGAACGCTTCCGCGAACTTGGTGTTGTCGGTCGAGTCAGCCAGTTCCCAGTCAGTACCGTCATGGTAAATCGGGTCACCAGCCGTGAGGTCTGTGCTGCCAACGGTGACCGCGAAGACCCCAAAGACTTCAGCAAAATAGGGATTCGCCATGGTTAGTTGCCTCCTTGTATTAGCCTGTTTGCTATTAGATCAGGCTGCCGAATCGATTCCCGCCAACCCCGCGCAAGACAACTTGGAGGGTAGGTAGGAGTTCAGGTATACGATCATCCGGTACAAGCGCTCGTTCTTGTCGAACTTGATGCCGATGTCCTGCACCTCAGGGGTCATCACCGCGCCGTTGTGCTTGATGGTCCAGCCCTGCTTCTCTTCACCGGTCTTGACGGCGTAGATAGTAGTGGCGGTGGACGACGGCCAGCCGCTGGTATTTTCATACGTTTCGGCATTGGTGATGTAGTCGTTGATCACAATGGGGATGCCATTGTACATGACGTACTGATGGCCGAACATTTCCGAAGAGTTCAGCACAATCCCAGAGCCGGTCGCCCGGGCCAGAGACGTCACCTTGCGCCGCATGGTCTTGTTCATCATCAGGAAGTCAGGCTTGCCTTGCTCTACCAGGTCGATCATGGCGTCCAGCCGGTCGGCTGTAAGCTCAGTCTCCGCGCCGGTAATGGTGGAAGGGGTCGAACCGTCATCTGCCATCAGGAGCCGTGAGTCGGCAATCAGCAGAGAGGTCAATCCTTCAGGTTCCTCGGCGTTGCTGCCGGGGTCACCCGTGATAAGCAGGTCTTCCAGTTTCCGCGAAAGGGACTTGGCCATCTTGGCCAGGTGCAGTGCCTTCTGGTCGTTGACGTTGCCCTTGGTCTGAAGAGCAAACTGGTTCAACGGAATCTGCACGTAAAGCTGCGCTAACGAGCGCGAGGTCTGTGTGGTGGTCATAGTGGCGTCAGTCAGGGTGGCGCCCACAGTCGTGGTCGCGGACGTGGGCAGAGTGCTTTCCCTGTCGTACAGGAAGGCGTTGCCCTCATGTCCTGAGAACTGCAAAAAGGGCGCCAATTCTGATTCGGTGATGATATTGTCGTAAATCCCCGAGATCAGTTCATCCTGACTGAGCCTGTTGTAATCTGCTAGGCTCGGCATATTGTTTCTCCTACATCTGGATGCTGGACTTGCCTCCATCAAGCGCCCTGGACATCTTCTGAACAGAGGTGAGTTCTTCACCGCCTGCGCCTGATGTAATCGGCCCAGTATCCTGGTCATAAACCCCGGCATTCTCCAGGGCTTTCTTTTCTCGTGTCTTAGAGGCTTCCTTTTCCTTTCTGAGTTCTGTTGCGTGCGTCTTGCGGGCCTGCTCCATCTTCATACGCTCGGCTGCTATGTGGGTCTGGTACAGGCCAGAGAGATCACCTGACTCCTGCGCCTTCTTCGCTGCATCGTTCCATTGGGCCAGCAGCTTGGTCGAATCTTCGGCGCTGATCAACAGGTCTTCGCCCTCACCCTGCACAATCTCCAACAGCCCTTCCCGCAATTGCTCGTAGGTACCCTCAAAGGATCGGGCCGCCCGGTTACGTTGGGTCTCCTGCTCGATCGCTGCAAGCTCTCCGGGTAGAGATTCCATGTCGCCCCTAGCCATGGCTGCCATATACTTGGCATTGGACTGGCTAATAGCAGCAACAGAATCCTCTATCCTGTCCAGCCTGTCGTTAGCAGAGGACTGACGCCGGTCCTGGCCTTGGAGAGCGCGGAGATTGTTCTGTGCCTTGTCCAGTTCCGCCTGTATCTCCGGGCCACGAACGGTCCAGTCTACTTCTTCCTGGGTCTCCTCGGTTGTTACGGTCTCTTCGGTAGGGGTTTCTTGTGAAACCTCTGCCTCTTGCTCGTTCTGGGTGGTCA